CAGGAAGCTGCACAGGCCGACGCCGACAAGAAGGCTAAGGACCGGGCGGCTAGGGAGATCAACGATCTCGCGTGGCTGATGAATGACAGGCGGGGGCGCCGCATTGCGTATGCGCTCTTGGAACACGGTGGAGTGGTGGGGCAGCTTGAGTCCTTTTTCAACATGAATGCGTTGAAGATGGCCTACAACGAAGGCATGGCGCATGTCGGCCGCGTCTTCCACAACAAGCTCACGGCCCACTGCTTCGATCAATTCATGCTGATGCTGAAGGAAAATACAAATGAGTGAAGCAGCAGCCGCAACCCCCGCAGCGTCCGCTGCACCCGCATCATCCGCAGCAGCGCCCGCTTCATCGTCGGGCGACGCCGCGGCCGCAGTAGCCGCCGCAGCATCAGCGGCGGCCAGCGCAACACCGGGGTCGAACGGGCAACCCGCGCAAGGCGCGGCCGGTTCCCCTGGCGACAAGGGAGAGCAGAAGCCGGGCGCTCCCGAGAAGTATGAGTTCAAGGCGCCTGATGGGGTGACGCTCAACCCCGAAGTGATCGCCGAGTTCTCTACCATCGCCAAGGAACTGGGCTTGCCCCAGGATGCCGCTCAGAAGGTGATCGACAAGCTGGCTCCCAAGCTCGCCGCGGTGAATACCGCGCAGGCGAAGGACGCTATCACTCGCATGAAAACCGAGTGGTCGAATGCCGCCAAGGCCGACAAGGAACTGGTCGGCCAGGACGGCAAACAGTTTGACGCGAGCCTGGCCGTGGCCAAAAAGGGCTTAGGCGCCTTTGGCACACCGGCACTGAACAAGTTGTTGGCTGACACCGGCTTGGGCAATCACCCGGAAGTGATTCGGATGTTCGCCAAGGTCGGCAAGCTGGTCCGCGAAGACCAGCCGGTTGCAGGCAGTGCTGCACCGGCCGGGGGAACCGACAACCGCCCTGCGGCTGAAAAGCTGTTTGGCGCAAACCCCCTGAAGTAGCGGATCGACACAACCAACTCGCATCCGAAAAGGAACCTGAAAAATGGCAACGCTTTCCACCAACGCACTCACCCTGGCGGATTGGGCCAAGCGCATCGATCCCGATGGCCGCATCCCGGTGATCGCGGAACTGCTCAACCAGTCCAACGAAATCCTGGACGATGCTCTGTTCATGCAGGGCAACCTGCCCACCGGCCACCGCGTCACGGTACGTACCGGCCTGCCCGCCGTCTACTGGCGCTCGCTGAACCAAGGCGTGCCGTCCGGCAAATCGGCCACCGCGCAGGTGGACGAAGGCGTGGGCATGCTGGAAGGTTACTGCCGGGTGGACAAAGACCTGGCCGAACTGAACGGCAACGATCCCGCCTTCATCATGTCCGAGAACTCTGCGTTCATCGAGTCGATGAACCAAACGCAGGCGGGCACGATGTTCTACGGCAACCCCGGCACGGACCCGCGGCAGTATCTCGGCTTCGGCCCGCGCTTCAGCGCGATCTCGGGCGCTGGCAATGCGCAGAACATCCTGGACGCGGGCGGCACTTCGTCCAACAACACGTCGATCTGGCTGGTGGGTTGGGGCGAGAACACCGTGTTCTGCCCGTTCCCCAAGGGCAGCAAGGCGGGCCTGAGCAACGAAGATGACGGCGTGCTTACGGTCTACGATTCCAGCAACAACCCCTACAAGGCCCGGCAGATTCACTACCAGTGGAAAAACGGGCTGGCCGTCAAGGATTGGCGCTTCGTGGTGCGCATCTGCAATATCAACACCGCCAACCTGGTGGCCAACACCGCCGCGGCCGATCTGATCGCGCTGATGAGCCGCGCCCTGGACCGCATTCCGGTGTGGGGCATGGTGCAGCGTCCGGCCTTCTACATGAACCGCACGATCTACTCGATGTTGCGCCTGCAAGCGCTGCAAAAGAGCAACTACGCGCTGTCCATCGAGAAGGCCCTGAACCAGTTCGGCGAAGCGAAGCGCTGGCTGGAATTCCAGGGGGTGCCGCTGCGGCGCGTCGATCAACTGCTGAACACGGAAGCGCGCGTGACCTGATCGCGGCTCGGCCCGGCTGCTGTACGCCGGGCCTGCTGCGCAACGGCCACCCACTTCAACGAAAGGAAACATCATGATTGTCGATGCACTTCTCGCCCTTGCGGGCAGCATCTTGGGCAACACCGTCACCGGCCAAAACGTGTTCGGCAACGGCACGTCTGTCCTGTCCACCAACACCGTCGATCTGTCATCCGGGGGCATTCCTTCCGGCCAGGTGCGCGATATCGGAGAAGGCAGCGATTACGTCTTCGGCCGGTTCGAAGTCACCACGGCCTTCACGGGTGGCACGTCCTGCGAGTTCCAGGTGGTGACGGCCGACGATGCGGCGCTGTCCACCAACCTGAAGGTGCTCGGCACCACGGGCGCGATCCCGGTGGCGTCGCTCACCTTGGGCGCCCGCTTCGCCTGCGACGTGAACCCGGTGATCGGCTCCAAGGGCCAGCGCTACATCGGCCTGCGCGCGGTGAACGTGGGCAACAACACCGCGGGCGCGATTTACGGCGATATCGGCGCGGAAATCCAGGACGGCGCGAAGTTCTATCCGTCCGGCTTCGCGGTCCTGTAACCGCGCAGTTCCGCGAAACACGCCAGCGCTCAAACACTGAAAGGAAAAGCACATGGCCAAGTACCGCGTTCTCGTCCGTTCCTTCATCAACAACAGCATCCAGGAAGAGGGGGCCGTGGTGGACTATGACGGCATCCCTGCGGGGAACCTGGAACCGATGGATGAAGAGGCCGAAAAGGCCGCCAAGGCCGCAGGCATCGCCACCAAGGCGTCGCTCGCGCGCATGCGCGTGGCCGCGGACGGCGGCGATCCCAACGATCCCGAGCACATGGCGGCCTTTGCTGAGCGCACCGCCATCGCGGCCAACGTGACGGACGCCGCGGCCGCGGTGGGTGGCGCAGCGGCCGATGCCAGGGTACTGGCGGAAGCAGCCAAGGCGGCGCAGGAAACGGCGGCGGCCGAGAAGGCCATCGACGCTTCCAGGGACAACGCCGGGCTGATCTAGCGCGGCCTTTGCCACGGTATGTGCGGGGGCCGCTGGCCCCCGTTTTTTCTAGTGGGGTGGTGAAGTGGCCTCAGAAGTCGATATCTGCAACCTGGCCCTGTCATACCTTGGTGACACCGCGCTTGTCACCAGCATCAACCCGCCCACCGGCAGCGCGCAGGCAGCCCACTGCGCCCGCTTCTATCCGGCCGCCAGGGATCAGGTACTGGAAATGCACCCCTGGAACTTCTGCACCGGCCGCGCGCTGCTGGCGCAGCTATCGAGCAACCCCACGGTAAACAGCACCCTGAACCCCAACGGCGTGTGGAGCTATGCCTACGCGGCGCCCAACAACGCGCTGAACTACCTGGCCGTCTACGATCCGCAGTCGGCGTCCGACTATTGGGCAACGTTCACCGATCCCACCAACAGCATCACCTTCGGCGCCCCCGGCCAGGGCGGGGTACCGATCTCCAAAGACTTCGTGGTGGAAACGGACCCGAATACGGGCAGCGAGATCATTCTGACCAATCAGGTGAACGCTGCGCTGCGCTATTCGTTCATCGTCACCGACACCACCAAATTCTCGCCCCTGGCCACCGATTGCATTGCCAGGCTGCTGGCGGCCAAGCTGGCAGGCCCGCTCATCAAGGGCGAAGAGGGCCGCGCCGCGGTGAAGGATCAAATGGCGGCGTTCGCTGTGTCGCTGGCGATGGCGCAGGCGTCCGACGCCAACAGCCGCCGCGTGACGCCGCCCAAGAGTACGGCGTCCTGGATAACGGGACGTAACTGATGGCCGTGCGCGTCCTTAGCCGGGCCTTCAGCGCGGGGGAGATCACCCCCGAGCTTATCGGCCGCATCGATCTGACGAAGCGCCAGGAAGGGCTTTCGCTCGCGCGCAACTTCCAGATTCTGCCCCATGGTCCGGCCATCAACCGGCCTGGCACCGAGTTCGTGCGCGAAGTCAAGAACTCATCGGTGGCCACGCGCATCATCCCGTTCAGCTACAACAACACCCAAACCTTCATCATCGAAGTGGGAGCGGGCTACTTCCGCTTCCACACCAACGCCGCCACGCTTTTCTTTACCACGCCAGCGGGCTACAGCGGCATCACGGCCTACAACATCGGCGACATGGTGTTGAGCGGGGGCATTGCCTACTACTGCATCGCACCCACCACGGGCAATGCGCCGCCCAACGCGACTTACTGGTACGCGATGCCCACCAACCCGAACATCTACGAAATCCCCAATCCGTTCGTCAACGGGGAACTGTTCGATATCCATTATGTGCAATCGGCCGATGTGCTCACCCTGGTTCACCCCAACCACCCGCCGCTGGAACTGCGCCGCATGGGCGCTACCAACTGGCAACTGAGCACGCCTGGCTTCGCCCCGCCTGCCAACGTGCTCACCGGCCTGACGGCTACGCCCACGGGCGCGGGCGCGACGGTCTACACCTACTGCATGACCACGGTGGCCACGGTGGGCCTTCAGGAAAGCGTGGCATCAAGCACCTTCACCTGCTCCAACGATCTGACGATTGCCGGGCACAGCAACGCCATCACCTTCACAGACCCGAGTAGCGCGGGCACCAACGTCCGCTACAACGTCTACAAGCTCGCCAACGGCATCTTGGGATACATCGGGCAGACGGCGCCGGGCGGCTCGTTCACGGACAACAACATCACCCCGGACACCACGCGCACGCCGCCCATCAGCGACAGCCCCGCCGTTTTCTCATCGAGCAACAACTATCCGCAGGGCGTCAGCTACTTCCAGCAGCGGCGTTGCTTTGCCGGAACCGTGGCTGCACCGCAGAACTTTTGGGCCACACGCTCGGGCACGGAATCGAACATGAGCTATTCGATCCCGGCGCTGTCGGACAACCGTATTGCCATCCGCATCGCGGCGCGTGAAGCGAGCGCTATCCGGCACATCGTGCCCGCGGGCAACCTGCTGCTGCTGTCGGCCACCTGCGAATGGCGCTGCACTGCCGATGCCAGCGGCGGCGTGCTGACGCCCGCCAGTATCAGCATCCAGCCACAGAGTTACGTGGGATCGAGCAACGTTCAGCCGGTGCTGGTGAACAACATCGTGATCTTCGCCGCGGCGCGCGGCGGCCACCTGCGTGAAATGTCGTATAGCTGGCAGGCCAGCAGCTACGTCACGGGCGATCTGTCGCTGCTGGCGCCGCACTTGTTTGACTACTACACCATCCTGGACATGGCCTTTTCGCGCGGGCCGATCCCGACTATTTGGGCCGTGTCTTCCAACGGCTCGCTGCTCGGCAGCACCTACGTGCCCGAGCAGCAGGTGATCGCGTGGCACCACCACGATACAGCCGCCAGCGGCATATTCGAAGCCTGCGCCGTCATCACCGAGAACAACGAAGACATGCTCTACGTGGTGGTGAACCGCACCATCAACGGGGCCACCAAGCGCTACATCGAGCGTTTGCACACCCGGCTCTACAACACGCTGGCCGATGCGTTCTTTGTGGACAGCGGCGCGCAATATTACAGGGCTGGCACGTTCACTGTTACGGGCACCACCATGACGTGCTCGATCACCGCCCACGGGCTGACGAACGGCAACAGCTACAGCTTCGCCTTCTCGGATAACAGCTACGGCGCTGCGCCGAGCGGCACCGCCTACACCATCACGGTGGTGGACGCCAACACCTTCACCATCACCGTCGCGGCCGGACATGCAGCGTCGGGCACGCTGACGCAGCAGATCACCACCCTGTCCGGCATCACTTGGCTGGAAGGGCAAACGGTCAACGTGCTGGCCGATGGCGCCGTGCAGAACCCCAAGACCGTCACGGGCGGCGCGATCACCCTGGACAACGGCGCAGCGAAGGTGAACTTCGGGCTGCCCATCACCGCGCAGTTGCAGACGCTGCCGGTGATGGCGCAAAGCGATAGCGGCTTTGCGCAGGGCCGCGCCAAGAACGTGAACAAGATTTGGGTGCGCCTGTATCGATCCAGCGGCCTGAACGCGGGGCCGGATTTCAACAACCTGACCGCTTACCCGCAACGCACCAATGAACCTTGGGGCACGCCGCCCAACATGGTGACGGACGAAGTGGAGCTTGTGCTGACGCCTTCGTGGGGCCAGAGCGGACAGGTTGCCATACAGCAAACCGATCCGCTGCCCATGGACGTGGCATCGATCACCGCCGAAGTAGCGATGGGAGCTTAGACAATGGGCATGGCCGCTCTTGGATTGCAGATGGCGGGCGTCGGCATGTCGCTCATGGGTTCGTATAACCAGGCTGAAGCGCAGCAGCAGACGCTGAACTACGAAGCGAGCGTAGCGGCCAACAACGCCGCCATCGCCAACTACCAGGCCGGGCTGGCCCTCACCATCGGGCAGCAGAACGAAGAGGCCGAGCGCGAGCGGACCGCGGCCACGTTCTCGGACCAGCGCGCCGCCATGGCCGCCAACGGCGTCGATCTCGGCACTGGCTCGCCCACGGAAGTGCTGGCGTCCACCAAGCTGGTAGGCGAGCGCGATGCGCTCACCATCCGCGACAACGCCGCGCGCCAGGCGTGGGCCTATCGCAACAATGCGGCCAGTTACCTGTCCGAGAAGAGCGCGGATGAGGCCACGAAGGGCGCCATCAGCCCCACAGGGGCCGCGCTTGGTTCGCTGCTCACGGGCGCGGGAGCGGTGGCGTCCAGTTGGTACAGGTACACCAAGACCACCAGCGGCACGCCGGGATCGGGCGGTTCGCCGAGCCTGACCAACGTGTTTGCGATGTAGGGGCGCGCAATGGCCACCGTTCCCGTAGTCACCGCGCCTTCAGTCACGCCGCAGAACCTGCCGGACGTGCGGCAGCAGACGCCGTACCGGCTGATGCAGGCGGGCGATATCGGCCCCGGCAACGTCAAGGACATGGGCCGCGGCCTGCTCAACGCAGGCAACGATCTGATGCAGATGGCCACGGCCACGCAGATTCAGACCAACGAAGCGCGCGGCAAAGAGTTCGACGCCAACCTGATGGGCGGCCACCAGGCCATTCTGTACGGCAGTCCTGAGGCCCCCAATTCGGGCTACCTGAACCTGAAAGGCAAGGCGGCGGTGGACGCCTACGGCGACACCGTAAAGAAGCTGCAACAGGTGGGCGTCGATCTGTCGCAGGGCCTGGACAACCCGGCGCAACAGGACGCGGTGAAAAGCACGGCCACGCTGCGCACGCAGGCCGCCATCGTGCAGGCCACCGAGCACATGGTGAAGCAGTCGAACGTCTACCAGCAATCGGCCGCCGAAACGCGCATCAAGGTGAGCCAGGACGGCGCTGCGCAATCCTACAACCCCGTGATCGACAGCGCGGCCGTGCAGGACGCGGACCCGAACAACCCGCAGGCGAGCACCCCCTACCAGCTTTACATGCAAACGGTGGTGTCCGAAGCCAAGGATCAGGCGCAGCGCATGGGGATCGCCAGCGATCCCGAATTGACCAAGACCTACGTGGCTGACCAGGTGCGCGCGGGCTATATGGGCACGCTTGTCCACCTGCTCGGCGGCGGCACGAAGGGCGCGCGCCAGCTTGGCCCTGGCGATATCAAGGTGGCGCAGGACTACTACAACGCAGTCAAAGACCAGCTTACGGCCGCGCAGCAGGACAAGATCGAGCCGATGCTGGAAATGGGCGCCAACAAGGACAAGTCACTCGATCTGTTTTTTGATGCGCAGAAGGCGGCGCCCGACAACTACAAGGGCCAGATCGATTTCCTGGATCAGCAGTACAAGGATGGGAAGGTCAACGCCGAAGTCCACGATCTTGCCGTGC